CCGCTTTTCCTATAGGTATAAACCCTCCACCACGTAAGTCAAGTTCCATTCCTGGAGGTGTAACATCTGATGCTTGTGTTTGTAATGATGATAAACCAGCTGGAGGCATGTTAAATTCTCCACCCATGTTTTTATTTATTCTACCGCCGTCAGCAAAATTTAATTTTCTTACAATCTCTTCTCTTAGTAAATCTCCTTTACTACTAGAATAAATAATATCTTTAAAAGTACCATTATCGTAGGCTCCATCTGGAATTTGAACTGTAGTTCCATCCATTAATGTAATTACAAATCCACCTTCATTATAACCCATTCTGTTATTCATAATACCACCCATATTTTTATTTATTCTACCACCGTCAGCTAAGTTTGGATCTTCAATGTTCATACTATTAAATGTTGCTTCAGCCCATGCTCTTGCTGCTTCTAATTCTGCCTCTGTTGCTGCTTCGTTAGCAGCTTGTGCTTGTGCTTCTGCTGCATCTGCTGCTTCCATTGCACTTTTGTATTTACCGGCTTGTATTCCTGATACAATACCCGTGGCCCATGATCCAAGTTTTAACATACTTAATTTTTTAGGAGCATCAGCTTGACCAAAAGCTAATTGACCTACTTTAGTATCTAAAATACGAGGTCCACCTTCTTTACCAAATTGAAATGCTTCTCCACCAGAACCTATTATTCCTGATTGTTGTTTGTCAAATAATTCTTGGTTATAAGTAGGTTCTTGTGCTATTCCTTTTTTATTTTTTAATGTTTCCATTCCTGTAGCATCAGGATCTCCAAATAAAAATTTATCTGCTTTAGTTCCGTAATCACCAAAAATAGGATCTCTACCAAATGCTTCTCCACCTGCTCCAGTTTCTCCTCTTAAAAATATATTTCTTAAACTTTGACCTTCACCCATACTACCATAACCTGTAGGTTTAAATTGACCTATGCCTTTACCACCTGCAAATTTTGTGTAAGGCAACATTGACATTGCTAATGCAGTTGGGCTAATTCTACCTTTTTGTTTTGCTTGACCTGCTGCCATTAATAATGGTCCATAAATAGGACCAGCAAACGGTGCAGCTATTTGTGCAACACCTGCTAATTCTTTTGGCATTAATTTTTGTGCAACCTTAACAAAAGGTTTTGTAACTTTGTTAAATGCTTTTTTAAAACTACTACCTAAACCGTATTGTCTTCTTTGATCAAGGCCCATGATACCACCGAATGCAGCCATCTGTCTGTCAGGTAATACGGGTCCTATTGGTTTTGGTTGGAAAGGATTAACTGGTTCTGTTGGATCGTTTGGTAATACAGGTCCTTCTGATAAAGTTCTGCTTTTAAAAAATTCTAATAACTCTGGTATGTCTTTTGGTGGACGACCTTCTGATTGTATAAATACCTCAAAAGCTTGATCCATTGTCATGTCTTTAGGTATGCCTGCTTTTATAATTTCTTGTGCTGGTGAACTTGCACCTTCATTACCAGTAAGCCTGATATTGTCAGCACCTTTTTCTAGCGATTTAATTCCTTCTTGATCTATCATAATTTTTTATATTGATTTGTTAGAGGCAGGAATTTAACCTGAATTGTTAATAATACTTTGTTTGTAGCCATAAATCAACCTATGATGTAACTTCTCTTGGTTTAATTTCTAAGGCAGATAACACTACATGTAATCTATTTGCTGTTGCAGCTGTTACTTTTACAATTTCACTTTCTTCTACTACCAATGGTCCTGTTAATAGTTCCGTGGTCCCATTAGCACCAATAGCTTTAGTCTTAAACAAACTAAATATAGCACTAGCTGTGTCTGTAATAGTAACTGTTATAGTGTCCGCGTTACCAGAATCTTCTGATACTAATATAGATTTAATTACAGCAGTTGTAGCTGATGGCACTGTATATAATGTAGTAGCTGACGTGCTAGTTAGATCTACTTTTTTGTTTACAAATGAGTTAGCCATTAGTTTAAAAAATAATTAAAGGCCTCTATTTCATCCTTTAAATCCTGTTGATATGTTGAGTTTAATTTTTGTATCACAGCAGACAGATCTCTGTTCAAAGATTCTGCTACAGATTGTTTGTATTCTTTATCTGGGTGTGTAAGTACCTGTGTAATTCTAGCCATTATAAAGTAACAATGCCTCCATCACCAAAACGTCTTCTATTAGTGCCATCAATGTGACCACCATCTTTTTCTCCACCACCTGGATCAAATGGATCACTGTAAGAAGTGTCATCCCTAGCATCATAACTTCCAGAATAACTTCCCGGATCATCTCTGTACTGTCTATTAGCTGCAGCAATTGTAGCTGCATCAATTTTTCTTTGTCTATCTTGTGCAGCTCTATTACCACCGGCTCCTGCAAACGCTGCTTCTTGTGCATTTCTAAGTTGCTGTGCTGTTTGTTCTTTTGCCTCTTGTTGCGCTGCTAATTCCGCTGCTCTTAATTTTTCTAGTTTTTCTAGTTTTTCTATTTGTTGTTGATATTTTTTTTCATCAAAAGCTTTACTACCATATTTATATTTATCATATTTATTTAGTGTTTGATTTATTTTAGCTATTCTTTTATCTATGGCTCTACCTAAACCATATGTAGGTTCTTCTCCAAATCTACCACCTGTTAGTGTATATAAACCACCACCTGACACAGGGTTATAATTTTTCATAATACCACTAGCAACACTGCCAGAACTTGTTAAGCCAAAATTGTCACCGTAAAAATCTCTTAGTGATTTTTGTCTAGGGTCCATTTCAGGTAAAAATCTTTCTGCTAAATTACTTATAACTCCACCTTTTTTTATAAAGTCTAGTAGTTCGTTGCCTTTAGTTTTTAATCCTTCTAGAATACCTGTTTTTTGTGGTTGTGTTTGTTGAAATTGTCCTTGAGCAATAGTTTGTTTAAAATAATCATTGTAATCTATAAATCTAGAATTAAGTTTATCGTTTTTTGCAAATTCTTCTTTTGTTACTGGAGTTATATCATAAGAATTAGTTACTCCTAAAATGTTAGAATCAATACCAGTGCTTGTGCTTTGATCTCTAAGTGTAAGATTATTATAATCTATAGCACCTTCAACACCGCCGCCACCGCCGCCACCGCCACCACCGCCGGCTATTGGAGGAAGTATTATTTCTCCTATACCTGTTGAATCACTGTCATCAATAGGTTTAATAGCACCTGTATTTCTAGTTAAAAGATCAGATGCTCCTTTATCTGTCATGTATTTTTCTAATTGACCGTATGTGCTACCACTTGGAAAAGAATATTCTTGATCACCTATTGTAAAATTAGCCATGTCAGCTGTTCCTGTTCCAGGTTGATAGTATTGTGAGTTATTTAAAAACGCATTATAGTAATCAAAATCTGTTCCTAAGGCAGATCCAGTTTGATCTGTAGGAGGTGACATTAAAAAATCAAAAGGGGGTAAAGCCATTATCGTCTACCGTCCGGTTGTATATCTATTCTAAATGTACCTAGTTTCCAAAATTGACTTGTACTTGTGTTGTCTACTTTTAAAGATATAGATCTAGCTCTAGCACGTGTGTCTATTTTTTGTGTACCACTTGTAATTGTAAATGGACCAAGTGATGAACTTGCTGCTGTGTCATTAGGAAAATCTTTAAGATTTAATGTAATTCTTGTATCACCTGTTTGTGATAGAAAGTCTGGTAATACTCTTCTTATTTTCATCATAAATTCACCGTCACCTCTTAGTGACGCTCCGCCATCTTGTGTTAGTCCTATATCAAAATCTCCAGATTGTATATTAGCAGTAATTGCAGAAGTTGCACCTTCTTTTATTTGATCTAATCCTTTTTCATGTTCATAATATATTGATGACCCATCTGTATTACCTTGTACATAAGTTGAACTTGTGCTTGCTACATTAGTATTAGCATCATATTGTGATGCGTGTGGTTTACCAAATATAGCAGAGTCAGACCAAGCTGTTCTATCTAATGTGCCTGTAGTCCATATAGGTCTTTGTGGTGACGATTCTATATAATTATAAGTTACAACTCTGTTAACTACATTAGATCCTGAGTTAGGATAAAACCAACTAATCTCACCAAACAAATTATTAAGTCCTGCATTAATGTGTTGTTTAGGAATTGTATTTATATCATCAAAAACATGGTCTTCTACTAAACAAGGTAGAGATTCTAACTGTCCACCATATCTAAAGAAACCATTTTCTGACATCCAATAAGCAGTACCATCAACTTCAACACATGCATTCTTACCAATCAATCCACAGTTAGTACCAACCTGTTCAAAAGCAAATGTAAAAGGTGCTCCAACAAATCGCATAATAAATAATGCTGTATCTGTCCAAACGTAAATTGCATTTCTACCTCTTAGTGCACCAACGATCCGTGATCCATCGGCCAATCTTTGTGTACCAGCACTGTTAGTTGCTGTAGGTGTGTAGTCTGTAATATCTTCTTGAGAAGAAAATCTTATAAACATTTCGTCTTGTGTAGACTTTGTTCCTATAGTTGTTTCTGTACCAAAAAATATTAAGTGACGATCGGGTGTTGATACTAACATATCACGTGATGCAGTTGGTGCACCACTTGCAATTGCTGCTCTAGTTCCTGTAGCATTATTTGCATCTGAATCCCATGTAAAACTTTCACCATTAAATATAGTTGCAACTAAACTATTACCTAAATTGTCTAGTGACCATAAACCAGGATCTGTTACAATGTCACCCGATGCTGCAGCGTTCCACGCAAAAAAGTTTGATGCATCTGTAACAGTTGCACCACTTGAGTGTATTGCTGCCGTGGTCCCTGTTGCACCTCTTGTTAATCCTGATAATGTACCACCACTATTACCGGTATATGTAATTAATTCAGAACCAATTTGTACCGTACCTGATGATGGAAACGATGTTGAACTAGCCATAGTTAAAGATGTAACTGATGCATTTATTCCTGATGATAGTGTTGATGTAAACTGTCCTTGTGCTACACCACCCCATGATCCAAGACCCCAACCAGTAGATGCAACTTCAACTGCTGGTCCAACTGGATAATAATGTTGTACACGTATACCACCAGAAGTGGTTGCTCCAGAACCACCTTCGTTAGAAGGCATAGTTATTGTTAAAGTAGTATCAGTTGGTATATCTGTTACCATAAATTTTATATCTGTAAAATCACCAGATCCAAAATTAGAATTAGTAATACTTGTAAAACTATCTAATAATATTACATCACTTTTATTTATATTGTGTGCTGATGCAAAAGTTAATGTTACAACCGCAGATCCATTTGTTGTAGAAAATGCACTAGTTAAAGTTGTAGTGGCTTTAATTGGATGTATGTCGTAAAAAATACCACCAGAATAAGCATATAATATTCTATTAGTACCTAATGCTGCAAATTTAATTCCTGCTGTATTTACAAAATGGTGTATTGCAGTGTTTCTACCAGTTAAACTTGTAGAACCTAATTGTGCCCAACCACCTATTTTTTCTGGATAACCATATCTAAACCTAACATTATCACCTTCAACCCATTGGCCTTCGCCACCGGTTGCGGTTACTTGTTTGTTAAATCCTGGTTGAAACTGTACTTTTTGTAACATATAAAAAAATCCTTAATAATAAGGCAGGAGATGGTGTGGTGGAATCTCCCGCCATATTATTATATACAATATTATTTAGGTATTTTAAAGCCTTTATACCAAGCAGGCAACCCTAAAAATGGTCTCTTATCGTATAGATTTTCTTTTGCTGTTTTAGATGATGATTTATTATAATGTAAAAACACTTGTCCACAGTCTTTACCTGTAAACTCTTCTCGCCAATGTTCTAAGTCACAACCAGAATATATAAGCATGTCTCCAGGGTTAAGGTCAACTTTAATTCCAGCTTGACCTTTGTTACCTGTTGGATCTAGATAGATTGACCATGGATCACCACCTAGATTTAATGTTGTTGATA